CTACTGCATCAATCTCAGAGATCGAAATACTAGGCCATCGCAGGCGTACTAGTGGGTGCTCTTGCCTACCGTGGTGTCAAGGAGCCAATAAAGTAGTTTCCGTGATCGACACGATACCTTCGAATTGAGGATCCCCCAAAACAATGACCGTGAGTACCGGATACTTCAATAAGGCTTCTTGCTCACTCGCCAGTTCCGTCTTGAACTCACTCGGGAACGGAAAAGTCGCGTCTGCGCCAGCGCTGCTGTAACCCTTGCTTTTTATGCCTTGGGTCAGCATATTTTGGATTGTCTGCTCCCCGTCCTCCTGGCTTGAAAAGGCCACAAAGACAGAGACAGGCTTGTTGCTTGTCATTAACACACGGACAGCTGCTTTTTGTAAGGCTATCTTCGTGTACCCCTCAGTCATGACAGGCAGTAGGTCATGGACCATTCTGACTCCTCCGAACAATGGGCCCGGAGGGGGAGGGTTTAGGTCTGGGTCTTTTTCACTCAACCTATCAAAGGGGAGTACTTTCGTCTCAACCCGATAGTTCGAATTTTGAAATCCCGAGTGCCCAGTGCGCGGACTCTTGTTTTCAGGCGGTGCCCTCAACATCGGCCGCGGCTTTTCGGTTTTCTTGGTTTTCTCCTTCTTAGCAGCTGGTTTTGCAGCTTTGACCGCTTGTGGCGGTGACTCCTTGGGCTTTGCCGACTGCATCGTGATACTTTTTAAAGGGGCGTCCCCCTCTGGGGTAGTGCCGGTGATCAAATGGAAAATCCTGTCTGGAGGGAGGTAACTCGCCACATTCACAGGAAATCGATCAATCACCCACAACGCAAAGTCATCCAACAGTTCGAACACCCATGTGCCGTAACCAACATTCCCCAGACCATTGCACCGGTCAAAATCTCCCTGGACTCCATGCTTAGCGTTTGAGCGCCACAACATGGAGCCAAGAAGCTTATCCGGGTGAACGATCTCGGGGATTATGTAATCCCTGTGCTTCGAAAAAGAGCGGGAGATGAAATCGAAATCCTTCTCGGGAACCACCCCCCCCTTCAAATCTCGCTGGTGATAAAACCGTACCACCACCTTGAAAATTGGGAAGAGCTTGGCCAATATGGGAGAGCGCGAGGCGCCATCGTCACCATAGAGAGCCGTTTGTTCAAGGACCTCTAGAAACTCATCGTAATCCCCGCCGGAGACATGAACAGCGATCGCCAAGTTCAGCAACTGCACCATCTCATTATCTTCCGTCGTGTTGCCTTGACCGGACTTGTTGCCTCCCGTGGAGGTTTCAACAACAGTGCCGTCCGGAAGTACCACGTGGGAGTAAATGACATCGTGATAGTACGCCTCGTGTTTCTCCTTCACCGATGGAAACTCCTCCTCTGGGGTCGCATCCCGCAGCCAGCGTAGGCGAATACGCGCTACGGCTTCCTGCTGGAGCGCCTGGGTGGACGCGTCCATTGCTGAGTAGTCCCACTTTACATAGGGATCTGTTTGGCTCTTTTGAAGAGAGGCGCCCAACCGCTGCCATCCGCCACCGAAGGGGTCAATCCCAACTTTGACGCACAGCTTTTCATGGTTGGCGCTCATCGCCTTGCGCTGGTTATAATAGAGTCGGTGTGAAGTGTACACACCCTCAACCGACGCACCAAATACTGCTCGTATCTTTCCGTCCTTCAGCTTTTCCAACGGCCGCATTTCTTCTTTCATGTCCATGGTAAAGAAGCATGTTGGCTCGTCAGTACGAGTGAGGGTATCGTAGTAAACGCGTAGGAAGGCGCGGTTTGCTGGCTCATCCAGAAACTCCCCCTTATTTGCAAAGGTGGTGTTCCAGGGGAAACCGCACGACTTACTTCGGTCCATAAGATCCACTGCCTCCTCATCTCCGATAACACATGCGCGCATCATGTATGGAGAGAAGTAGCGGTAGACCCACTCTTCAGCGATCTTGCGTGAATCCATCATCTCAAGCGTCTCATTGACAAGAGGCTTATCGTAGGCTCTGATCCCTTTCACCACGGATTCGTCCGTGGCGCGAGCATTCATATACTCCTTAGGAATCGGAACCCCTTTGCTCTCTAGAAACTGAGTGAAAGGAATGGAACGCACACGACGCGTCCGGTGGTTCATATGGCGGGAAAAACCCCCGATCTCCT